AAGGTAGCGACCATTACCAAAGAGCATAAGTTCTTTACTGATAATGTAACATGCCCTACATGTACTCAATTAATAGGAGAGCAGTTCAGAATAAATAAGATTGAAGACGCTCAAAATAAAGCAAAGGAGTTGCAATCTGGTTATAAAGAACTAGAGGAGGCAATTAAAAAGGAAGAAGAGCGAGAGCGTCACTTTACAAACTTATCTAAGGAGATTACTACACTAACGCATGGCATTTCTAAAAACAATACTAGGATATCTGGATGTCAACGACAAATCAGGGATCTGGAATCGGAAATTCAAAGAATTACCGAACAACTTGCAAACAGAAATACTGAGCATGACAAGTTAGCAAACTTCAAAGACAATTTAACAACTACATACGACGACTTATCTTCAAGGAAGGACTCCGTTAATTACCACGCTTTTGCGTATGGTTTACTTAAAGACGGTGGAGTTAAATCCAAAATCATAAAGAAGTATCTACCGCTGATAAATCAGCAAGTTAACCGTTATCTACAGATGATGGACTTCTACATCAACTTCACACTTGATGAGGAATTTAACGAAACCGATCAGTCCCCTATCCATGAGGATTTTTCTTATGCTTCTTTTTCGGAAGGTGAAAAAATGAGGATCGATCTAGCACTCTTGTTTACATGGAGAGAAGTTGCTAGAATGAAGAACTCTGTAAATACTAATCTCCTTATTATGGATGAGGTGTTTGATAGTTCATTGGATGGATCTGCAACTAGTGAATTACTTTCTATACTTTTAAAGTTAGGAGGTGGAACTAATCTATTTGTTATATCACATAAGGGTGATTTACTTATGGACAAATTTAAGAGATGTCTTAGATTTGAAAAGGTCAATGATTTTTCAAAACTATTAGAGGAAGAATGAAAAAACTAATTGGGAACATTCGTAAAGAGATTTTAATCTTATCAGTAGTACCATTACTAGCAGGATGTGATCCTTCAGGTGGTATGGGAGCAATAGATTGGTCTTGGCCAGGTGTTCCAGATGAATATGAATGTAATCAGGTAGCAGATCCAGCAGCATGGTGTGCAACAGGTGAACACCCTAACCTATGTGACTGCTAATGAGATTTAAAGCACTAGTTAATGTTAGGTTGAGAGGCTCAGTATCGGATGCTGCTGGTAATGCAGTAATGAATAATACTAAAAGGGTTGCCCCTCAACTTGAACCTCATTTGTTGAGGATTGGTAAGTGTATTGATTTATGGTTTGATGCAGAAGACTATGAAACAGCAGAGAAAGAGTTATTTAAACTCAGTGATTTGTTGTTGTCAAATACTGTAATAGAAGATTGGGAATATACTTTAGAAGAGACTGAAGAGACTGGCATTGGAAATATATCTAATGACAATGCTGGCACATCAAAACACCATTTATTTGAATGATTAAAGCATGGAGGATATGGAAGTATGCGTTGGGTAGCTTTTCTGACGAAAAAACTGAACCCTACGACAACTACATTGTTCTGGTACGTTCTATTATTTTCGTATCTTATCTCGTCACTAACTGTTTTATTACTGCAGGGGTCATAAGACACTGGGGTGACAGTCAAGAAACTGTCACCTTGTCACCTGACACTCTTGCTGTAAGTGCTATGATAGGTACATCTGAGAGGAACTATGACAATCAACGCTGAAGTAAAAGGAACACTTGCTAAATTACTAGCAACTGAAGATTTGACTGTAGAGCATCGTCAGGTATCTACTGCTTCGTTTGATGTCAATACACGTGTATTGACCTTACCTATCTGGAAGGATGCTTCAGAGACCGTATACGACCTTCTGGTGGGACATGAAGTTGGACATGCTTTATATACTCCTAACATTCCAATTGATGCTCCTAAAGGGTTTGTGAATGTTATAGAGGATGCTCGTATTGAGCGTATGATGAAGTACACATATCCAGGTCTTAAGAAGTCATTCTTTGAAGGGTATAGAGAATTATGGCATAAAGATTTCTTTGGTGTTGCAGATGAGAATATATCAGACTTAGCATTTATTGATCGTATTAATCTATATTTTAAAGGAGCACCAGAAATAGAATTTAATGATGAGGAGCAAGTCTGGGTTAATCGTGTAGCATCAACTAAAACATTTGATGATGTCTTACAACTTTCTAGAGAATTATATAAGTGGGCAGAGGAACAGCAAGAAGCTAAAGAAGCACCAATACCTGAACAGTTAGATATTGATTGGGATAATCCTACTTCTGGTAATGAGATGGAACAAGAGATTCAACCTGAAGGAGATAGTGAGAAGGGTCCAAAGAATGATAAACCCATTAGTCAGATGACAGATGAGGAGATGGATGAGTTAGAGGATAGAATGTATGATGATGAAGTTGGTGGAATTGATGGTAGTCCTGATGAGACTGAGAGTATTACAGACAAGGCATTACAAGAGGCATTAGAAACTTTAGTTGATGAGGAAGCTAAAGAATGGAAGTATCTAACTCTGCCTAAGATCAATTTAAAGGAAACTGTTGTACCTTATAAAACTGTACAAGAAGAATTAGATTTTGGATTCTACGGAAGAGCATGTCACGATAAAGGATATCATGATTACTATTTTGAAAACTTAGAGTATGCCGAGGATAGTTACAAGCAGTATAAGAAGGATGCACAACGTAGTGTTAACTATCTTGTAAAACAGTTTGAGATGAAGAAGTCTGCTGCTGAGTATAAGAGAGCAGCAACATCTAAAACTGGTGTTCTTGATACTCAGTCTCTATATAAGTACAAGTTAAGTGATGATATCTTTAAGAGAGTTACAGTAGTTCCAGAAGGTAAGAATCATGGACTAGTATTTTATCTTGACTGGTCTGGTTCTATGAGTCACATATTACTAGATACACTTAAGCAGACTTACAATTTAGTATGGTTCTGTAGGAAAGCACAAATTCCATTTAGAGTATATGCATTCCAAAATGGTTGGGAAAGACATGATCTTCATCCAGGAATTAAAGAAGAAGAGAATGTACTTTCATTCTGTACTGGGTTTAAACTATTTGAATTTTTCTCATCACAACAGAATAAGCAATCTTTAGAGAAATCTATGAGGTTGGTTTATACTCAAGCATTTGCTATGGGTGGACATCGTTTACAATGTGTTCAGGAATATAATCTTGGTGGTACTCCTCTTGGTGAAGCGGTCTTATGTTCAAGGTTACTTGTTGAGCAGTTAAAGAAGGTTGAGAAAGTAGAGAAAGTAAATGTAGTTTGTTTAACTGATGGTGAATCAAATCCTATGCAATATAATCGTAAGTGTAAAGATTATTATTATGAAACTGATGGGGTTAGGTCTACTACTCTTTCTGTGGGTACAAAGTATATCTTAAGAGACCCTCAGACTGGTTACACTCGTGAGTTTAAACCAAGTCCATATCTAACAACACAACAGATTGTTGGTTTCTTTAGAGAGATTACTGACTTCAATTGGATAGGCATTCGCATCTGTACTAAGAATGAACTGAAAAGAAATGTTCGTATATTAGACTACGAAGATGCTGAGAGAATGGAAAAGCAGTGGACTAAAGAAAAGTATGCAGCAGTTAAGAAATTACTTGGATATACTGAAGCATTCTTTATACCATGTCAAGGTATGGGTGAAGGAACTCAAGACCTTGAAGTAAAACAGAAGGGTGAAGTTGCAACTAGAGCAGAACTTAATCGTGCATTTAAAAAGCACATGGGTTCTAAGATGACAAACAAAACTATCTTAAACAAATTCGTGGAGCAAATAGCATGAGCATATGGGATGGATATCGGGAGGCAGTATTTGATACGTTTCCCGATTTAAAATTTGAAAGCAATCACACAACTTGGAAAAATAAAAGAGATGTAAATCTCACTGCTGACCTATACTCTGGTAAACATTTTATCAAGTCTAGGCACGTTGATATATGGGATGGTACTGTTGATATCCATAACAATATAATATATCCTAAGACTGGACATAACCTTCCTTGCTTTGGTATGGACTTGATGGGATTCAATAAGAAGAAATGTATTATAGTATTTGACTTCCAACATCCAGTAGAAAATTATCTATTGAAAGTCCCACCATTACCTCAGACAACAGAGACCTATCGTTTCTTTGAGAAGGGTAATCACTTCTCTGATAATATCTTTGTAAGGTACTGTGAGATGGATGGGGTGGATACATTCCTACCAACATTCAAATACTATCTGTCACTCTATAAGGAAATGATAGATAAAGCAAAACCAACTGAAGAAGATACAACAGTCTATAAAGACTTTGATTCTTATATGATAAAGTTAGATCCTATTTCAGGATATCTTTCACATCAATTTGGTAAAGATGAATCTGAAAAATTAATCAAGGAGTTCTTTTTTAGTTATGCCTGAGTTAGTACAAGACATAGCAGTCTTACTTTCATTTACTATGCAAGACATTGAGGGTGTTAAACCATTAGAGTGTCCTATACCAGAAGTAAAGAAAGATGATTTGTCTATTAAAAATACAATGTATACTGCACCTGGTCTCAGGAAGATACATTTAGAATTAGCAGAATTGAAGGGAATGAAGATACTACATTCAGTATTCTTTCCTGATCCAAATTATAATCTTCCTATCTTTGGATGTGACATCGTTGCCACAGAGAAGGTAATCACTGCTGCTATCGTTGATATATCTCCTGTACGAGGTTTTAATGAATGGGATGAGATAAGAGAAGTTAGTAACAATTTTAATATTGGTGAGAAGAGGCCACTTCCATTGTGGGGTGATGAAATATTTTCTCCTCATTGTAAGTTCATGCGTCTTACTAAGGATATAGATATGGCAAACTTCTACTGTCTTGTTTTAAATTATCTTGGTATATATTGTAGGTTGCATCAGAAGGCTACAAGAGATCCAGACTGGTGTGCAGCAATGCTTAGGTACGATGATCAGATTTATTATTGTGATCAGCAAAGAAAGAATGATAAGACTCGTGGCATTTTAGAAAGATGGTTCGATAAAGATTGGACAAATGATTATATAGATAAAGTATTATTCGATAAACCATCATCTGACGATATAAAATATGGAACCGATTAAATGGGAAGCGTACATTCTATTAGAATCTAATAGGTTAACTAAAGTAGAATTTCTTTGTTCATCTAATCTAAGACAAGATGCTGAACAGAAATGTAAATCCTTGTTTGGTGTGTCTGATGTGAGACAGTTGAAGAGAATATGGACAGTTAATTAAGTGTCCATAGGACATTGATTTGAAGTTCAATTCTGTTATAATAAGCATATAGAAACAAAGAGTCATTATGCCAATCAAATCAGAAGTTACTACTGAACAAATTATTTCCTTTCTTAAGGACAAGCATGGAGCTAATGCTAAAGTTGATACTATCGACTTGAGAGCAGCAGGCAACAAACTTAAATTGTCTTATCCTACTGTTAATAAAAGACTTAAAGCATATAAGAAGGGTAGAGGTACTTGGGATTTGACTGCTCTAGATATTGAGAAAGCATATAAAGCACCTGCTGCAGAACCTGTTGTAAAAGTTTCCTATGTTCCAGAAAATGATCCGAACTATGTACCCTTCGGCAATGCGAAAGCTCTTAAAAAAGTTGTTGGTTCTAGACAGTTTTACCCTGTTTTTATTACTGGCCTTAGTGGTAACGGTAAAACATTAGGAGTAGAACAGGCATGTGCTCAACTAAATAGAGAATTGATACGTGTTAATATTACTATAGAAACAGATGAAGATGATCTCATTGGCGGCTTCAGGCTTGTTAACGGTGACACCGTTTGGCACAACGGACCAGTTGTTGAAGCTCTCAACAGAGGGGCTGTCTTGCTCCTTGACGAAATCGACCTTGCCTCAAACAAGATTCTCTGTCTCCAATCCGTCCTTGAAGGTAAAGGAATTTTCCTTAAAAAGACTGGAAGATACGTCAAACCAGCACCAGGGTTCACAGTTATTGCCACCGCAAATACTAAAGGTAAAGGTTCAGACGACGGAAGATTTGTTGGAACTAACGTGCTCAACGAAGCCTTCCTTGAAAGATTCCCAGTAACCTTTGAACAGGATTATCCATCACCTGTTATTGAACAAAAGATTCTAAAGAATATTGGTTGCGACTTGCAATTTTCTGAAAATCTGGTAAAATGGGCAGGAGTGATAAGGAAAACATTCTTCGATGGAGGAGTGGATGAAGTTATCACAACACGTCGTCTTGTACATATCGCACAAGCATACAGCATATTTGGTGACCGCCTTGTTGCTATCACTAATTGTGTAAACAGATTTGATGATGATACTAAACAATCATTCTTAGATCTTTACACTAAAGTTGATGCTGGTGAAGAAACTACCGAAGGAGAAATTTAATGCACGGAGATCTAGAACCAGAAGAACATCATTGGGGTGATGACTCATATCATGTCAATGATCTCTGGGAAGACATGGACCGCCTCAACGCTTTGTATGAGGAAATGATGTGGCCACATGATGATGTGTTAGAATTTATACCCGATCATGCAAATGATCGGATTATTATTCAGAACAAGTCTAGAAAAGGTTTATGAAGTACAATGAAAATGAGATCTTGAAAGAGGTCTCAGACTATATTAGTCAAACTTACAGGGGTCACTACTCCTCAAACAATGTTCAGACATTGGACTTGATTGATTCAGTAGGTGACGCAGAGGCATTCTGTAGGTCTAACATATTGAAATATGCCTCAAGGTATGATAGAAAGGGTACAGCACGTAAGGACATCATTAAGATTATCCATTATGCTGTACTCCTTCTACACTTTAATGATAAGACTGCTGCAGCAAATGCTCTCCAGTCCACCTCCACACCTTT